TTTTGGAGAGAAGGCGCGTCGCCAGATCGCCGACGCGCAGGGAGAAGGGGCGAAGAAGCCCCGTGGTGCCCGTGACCCGGAGAGCGAATACGAAGCTTCTTATTACCGCCTGGAGGATGGCTCGTTTGGCTTTCCGTGTAGTGGTTTCAAGAAGTGTGCCATCCGTGGCGCAAAGATGGTGGATGGCATAACCATGACGGACGCCCGTCAGATGTTTTTTGTCCTGCCAGACGGGAGGGACAAAGCCAGTCAGATGGACTGCGTGCGTATTTACGGCGACGCCATCGAGCGGACGGACGTTGTCCGCCTCAAGAATGGTTCTGCTGACCTGCGGTACCGTCCTGAGATTACGAACTGGTCAACTACGCTCCGAATCAGCTACGATTCGGCGCTGATCAGCCCAGAGCAGATTGCAAACCTGTTCTACCGTGCAGGTTATTCTGTTGGCGTGGGAGACTGGCGTCCCGAAAAGGATGGTGACTTTGGCCGGTTTACCGTGGCCGAAGGCGCAACTGTTGATCAGCCCATGGATTCTGCTTCCGATTCCGAAACACAAACGCAACAGGCTGCGTGATGCAGAAGCAGAGCAGCATAGATAAGGCACTCAGTGCCCTAAACGATGCCCACGGTCGCTTGACCACGGACATCGTCCTCGAAGCCGCGACTAATGCAGAAAGCCCACTTCACCAGATGTTTGAATGGGACGACAACGCAGCGGCGCTTGAACATCGGAAGTGGCAAGCCCGAAAACTCATCAAGTCCGTCAAGATTGAGCGTCCATCTCTCTGATTGTGCAGAACCCCGACAAGTATCTCTCGGTCCTGAGCGATGTCGAAGCCACAATAAAGGACCTGGAGCATCGAATTGAGAGTCTTATCCAGCTACAAGATTCTCGGCTCACCGGTCTGGGAACGACAAAGCTGCGCGACGGAATCCAGTCGCTCCGGCGGCACTTCGAAGAAGCAACCGGACTGACCTGACCGCGTTAACTCCCTCCCCCCGACTTTACAAAAAGTTGGGGGGGACTTGGCCCCGCCACTCGGCTCCGGCGGGGCCTTTTTTTCGCCAACCGGCCCAATTGAGGGCGATTCTCAGGGCCTTAGAGCCCGGGTGGCGGGGCCATCACCCGGCAGTCGCGCGTCAGCGCCCCTTCCCCCTTCTCCCCGATTCGGTTCCCAAAATTTCCGGATTTCAAAACTTACCACAACACTTCCGAATCAGCCTTTTGTTTCAATGGCTTAAAGGTAGTTGACTCAAGGTATGGGATAAAGTAGGATAATAATGAGAGTTGCTCTTTGACATTGTGAATCTGAAGTCCGCGCTTGGATGGGCCGTGGCCGAATCCGAAAGGAGCCGACTATGCCTGAATCCAAAAAAATATATCTTGCCTGGATAAACGGCGGCATGATGGGAACCAGTTGGAGAGCCGACACCATTAAAGAAGCCGTCGAAACCTGTGCCATTGTAGCCGCCCAAGATTGGGGTGGCTTGAGAGGTACAGAAGTAGCGGTTGGCGTTTATAACGTCACCGGTATTTCGGTGACACTAGCTGGGCATAGGGGAGAAGTTCTAACCGAAGAAGAAACAGAACTTCCACCCCTTTTCCTCGTAGAGGTAGATGTCCCAACATTGCGTAAAAACGGGAACGCCTACGGCAAGCCCTACCGCTCCAAAGTGCAAAAAGCTGCTTACACCGCATTACAAAGAGCACTTTGGAAATGGAGAGAAGAACGGCTGCAAACAGCCATCGAAAATGACCCGACGATGCAAGAACTTCTGGCCGAATAGGTCAAGTAGACTAATCCAATAACACCGGGCCACGGCCCTTCCAAGCGCGGACCCCTTCGAGAGGGCCATGGGCCTCCAAAAGGAGTCGAATCATGGCAAGTTGCGAAAACAAAGTAAGTTTCTGGGTAGCACGTGGCTACGACTACCGCGAAACCAAGGTGAAATGCGGAAACACCGACCCCTACGGTGGGCGAACGATTTGCGAGGAATGCGAAAGCAACCCAGCGGAAATGGAAGCCATCCGGCAACATGAGCAAAATAGCGCCGCAGATAATGACTGGCTAAGAAGTGCCGGACGGGGAGAAATGTGACCAAGAAACTAGGCTGCAAAAGAAGAACTAGATAATACCGAAACCCGGCCCATGGTCCTCTCGAAGGGGTCCGCGCGTTGCTATACCACTAAGGAAAATATTTCCAAATAGAGTTTTTTTAAAAAAACACTGTCAGTTTCTAGTCTAGATGGGATGTTGTGATAATCTGTATTAGTTATTTGCTCTATAGCATTGTAATTCCCAGACCTTTTGTACTTTTCCGCTATACCGCCAGCTATACCATATACCATATCGTATATACACTCCTCACATCCTGCTCAGCCCGTTATTATGTGTGACTTTACCCTATTTTAGGGGTATATACTGTTTTAACGAACGGTTGTTAACACGTGGCCCATATCACGAGCAGTATCACGTGCTCGAATCCGGCATAAATGGTGGGATGTTGTTGATTTTAAAGGATAAATTGGGATGGCACGACGAAAAGATTTGACGCCTCCGGCGGAGCAAAAACTGACTCGGAGGGAGGAAATATATGTGAAAATCTTGGTGAGTGAGGATGGCTTGGTAACGCAAAGAGAAGCAGCAATTCGGGCCGGAGTAAAACCGTGCTCGGCGCATTCTAGATCGACAGAAATGATGAAACGCCCTCGCGTGGCTCGTGCTATTGCGGAGTATCGGGCGGAACTTGATGAGATGTACGCGGTCACTTACAAGCGATCAGAGCGCGATTTAAAGGTTATGGGACGCGCCGCCCTTGATGCGGGTGCATACAGCGCGGCAATTCAATCAGAGATAGCGCGAGGAAAACTGGCCGGTCTCTACACTAACAAGTCAGAGATTCGCACCGGGAGCATCGATTCGCTATCCAGAGAAGAAGTGGAGAAAGAGCTTGAGCGAATTCGAGGAGGTCTTGGAGAGGTTATCGATATCACCCCAGAAAAAGAGGAGGCCGCGCCTGAAGAACATAGAGGCAGGGCTCTGGAAATTACTGACGACGGGGCTGGCGACGACGGGGAGGAAGGTGGAACTGACGCGCCTGGAGAGTAGATATCCCCCGGGGATTCCTGATGTTCTCTGCTGCGCGGAGGACGGTGCGTTTAGTTTCCTGGAATTGAAGGTGATGCATGGCACCTCCCGAAAAGTTACCCTCTCCCCCCATCAGGTTGCGTGGCAGACTCGCCACGGTCACGCAAATAGTTTCGTGGTCATTCGCGGCTCCGATTTGGCTCTGCGTGTTTTTATGGGTTCCTGTAGTGTTGATCTTCGTATGGACGGCATTGATTCCGTGGCGGCTTTGGCTGTTTTGGAAGAGCCGTATGACTGGCCGAAATTTTGGCAGTTGACAGCCCCGTGCGCTTCGTCTTAGGATTTATCTCATAACTGTTAGTGTGAGGAGCGGAGAGTGGATTATTTTTTGGACTGGATTATGCAACTATTGGAGAAGATCGGTAATTGGGCCGAGGAAAAAGATAAGCCTGACGAATCGTAAAATTTTAACAGGGGGTTGGATGATGGTTATAAGTGGAAGAGAAATAAACTATATCTCTGCTCAGTTGAAAATGGCTAGTGAAGCCGAGGAGTTGGGAGATCAGAGGAAAGCCGAGTGGCACTTTCTCTTGGCCGAGGCTGCTGACGAACAGCGTATTGTAGAGCAAATGGTGGAGGAAGCGATATGTCATATAGACCCATGATGAGATTTGACGAGCGACAGAGTGATGGTTCGCACTTTGCCGGGAATGGTTTACGCTTTGCCACGGAAGAAGAGGCGGCGGGACAGGCGTCTGAACTAATGACTCGGTGGTTTGTGCCTAACGGATACCGAGTAGATTCTAGCGATGACAAGCCAAATTATCGCTTTGATTTCGACAGTCAGAAGAGTATCGCAATCTAGCGTTCCGTAATAATTTATCAGCCCCGCTGGAATATTCCAGCGGGGTTCTTTTTGCTTGATTCCATAAGATTGTTTATATAAGGTTACTCCCATACACCATAAACAGGGAGTCATCCTAATGAGTAAAACCTACAGAGTATCGTGGAAGAGTGGGCGCAAAGTCGGCGCCATTGGAATATTTTACCCGGATAGTGTGATCGTCCTGGCGGAAACTCGCGAGGATGCAATCCTCAAAGCGTACGAAACCCACGAACATCTAATGTCCGTCACTGTTTCTGAAACGGAGTCCTCAAATGATTAAGACAATCGGAGCCCTGCGCCGTGCCTTGAAGCGCGGCGATTTCACTGGTGT